TGCCTGTAATATTAATAAAATCATTACCAGAAGTTCCGTTCCAGGTAATACTTTTAGCAGATCCGTTAAAATATGGTTGATCTACTTGGGTATCACAAACATTTGCAGCTGCTGTAAAAGTTGACATATTAATTTGACTAGATGTTAGGCCTTTGCCATATTCATTATTGGTAATGTAATCAAGAAAACATAAAGCTGGATTGTCTGAATGTTTGTAAGTAGAAACATTACCAAAAGTTTGAGTGTTATCCCTGGGATCAAAAACTTTTTTGCCTCTAACTTGTACTGTTAGCTGTGGAACTCCTCGCCACATTCCTTCTTTGTCATAACCAAAGTGTGCAACACAATAACAGATACCATCCAGCCTATGTGCTGAAGTCCAATTAGACATAGATGCAACTAACATAGGATCTGCTGTTTGCGATGCAGCCCCATGATGTAAATTTATTACATATCTATATTTTGCTGTTGGATCTGTTCCAAAAGTGCCAGCAGCAAGGTTCAAACTATTTGTGCCGTTTTGTGAAACTGTATTTAAAGATCCAGAACCAGAGGATATTTTATCTGAGCCTATATATCCGCCGTTTCTAAATCTTGCAGAATCGCTTAATGGGTTGCCGTCTAGCTCAATTGTGCTTCCAATAATTTCATCGCACTCGCCAACAGATAAAGCATAAACAACATACATATCTCTGGAATCGTTTTCATTTACATCCATATAAATAATTTGTGCACCCACCCTTCTTGTTCCATAGATGATGCCTACCTTTCCGCCCATAGAGGTTTTGTTAGCAAGTATGTCCTGGCCCTTGTTGAGCATATTTCTGGCTTGCATAAACCCTTTAACACCAACAGCAAGTGTTGCAGCTGTTAAGGTTATCTGTATTTGTGTTATTAGTTTAGCTTCAGCAAAAGCATGAAAGGCCGCTTTGAAGAAATTACCTACAGCAGTAAAAAATGACATTACATACCCCACCTAACATCTTCTTTAACCTGGCCAGCAAATTCCATTCCCCTATCACCAGAACTAAAATCTTGTTGTGATTCATCTGAGTAGTGCCTACCTTTTGTTAAATTCCAATTAGCCCAATGACTTGCAACAATCATGTTTAGGGTTGAGCTTTCTATAGATTCATTAATAGAGACATTTCTTATTTGACCTGTAAAAAAGTTAATTGCTCCAACAATATCCTCATTAGCATCAAAGTAAGCTAAATAAATTTCAGCCGTTTTATCTGTAAAGGCTCCGCTTTGCACCAGGGATCTAACTTGATCTGTAATATTTGAAAAACTAATATTGATTTCGTTTACTTGCAGCTGACCTGTTTCAGTTGTTGAATCTACTGTTAAAAAAGATCCGCCAGCCTCATAAGAATTAGAATCATAAGTAATGTTTGTGTACCAATCTGTCAGCCTAATTACTGTTGATAAATTCAACTCAACCAAAAAAGCTGTTTTAGTTGCAGTTGCTGAAACCTGGTTTTGTATAGCTGTTGATAAACTTCTTGGCATTAGGTAATGACCTCTCGCACATCAAATGAAATACTGTAAAAGCCGCTGGCATTTGTAATATACATAATTTCATTGTTGGCAAGATAAACAGTATAGCTGGGCTTGTTAACAGTCACGGCTTCATTGTCTGCAAGTGCGGTCACTAAATTAGGCGATATGCTTATGGTTGCTGCTCCAGATGAAGCATTAGCATCATCCACTACCATGTAAACTTTAGAGTGATTAGCAAATTTAATTCTGTCTCCAGCCTTTAATGCACCAGTGGTTGTTGAAAAACCATCCATGGCAATAGTGTTATCTCCAGCCGTATGTGCACCAGCAACCAAAATATCTGTTTCAGATTTGCTGGCCCCAAGATTGTCTATTGGATCAACAATTGTAAAATCTTCAAAAGAACCTTTTTGTTTTTGTAAAAATGCAAATACTTCCTGGGCCTTTTCTTGTTGCATAGGTGGCATTTGCACTGTGAATGAAAAATATTGTGCTCCAATTTGTCTAACCTGTTTGCGGCCAGACAATGTTTGATTTACCAGCGTTGGAGTATCGCCTTTAAAATTTATTGTTTTGAAATTTGGATTTGTTGGAAATTGTCCAGACATTTATACAACTCCCATTTTGCCTTGATTGTTCATGGCGTTATTTATTATTGATGTGATTAAACCTTTTCTTGATGCCAGGAGTTGATCAAACCCAGCTGCATCTACTGTAGAAATATTAAAATTAACTGTTGATCCAGAACTAGTAGCGGCCTGGCCTTTTGTATGGTCTATAACTGTTTCATTTGGATGTAGTATTGCTGGGAAACCACCTTTACCATCTACTCCACCACTCCTGGAACCCATGCCTGTATATCCACCGCCATCAAATTTTGGAAACATTGCTGAAAGGCTAGATGTCATAGGTGCAATTATCATTTGCTGTATAGCAATTCTTAGCAACTGTTCAACAACAAAAGTTGCAAAATCTTCAAATGCAAATTTTCCATTTTTTAAGCCTTGCATAATTGTATCTTCAAATTTTTTCATTGAAGAAACTATTGCAGTACCCATGCTTTTATTAATATCTTTTAATTGACTGTCAAATACTTGCAATGGCTGTTGTAAATTTGTGACTGAGTTTATGCCTTTATCGCCAAGCACTTCCCAAGCATCACCGCCCTCTTTAACCGCCTTAATCATTTTATCTAAAAAGTCTAAAACAGCAGTGCTTTTCTCTGGTGGCAACATATCACCTAGTTGCTCTTTCAATTTAATAACATTTTGCTCTGCTGAAAGTAGGCTGTTATTTAGCAAACTTATGTCAGTGGGGCTAATCCCAAAAATTGTATCTTGCTGACCAGTGTTGAAATCTGTTATAGATTTTTGAATACTCTCAACTTTATTTTGAGCGTTGATTAATTCAATTTGCATTTTTTGTATAGGCGTTAGATCAAAACCAAATAATTTGCCAGCACCACTTGCAGCAAAGGTTAAAAATTGTTGTTCAATTCCTCTAAATAATTCCTGGACAGATAGAACCGCAAATTTAACCCCTTGCATTATGCTTATGGCCATATTTTTACCTAAACTTTCAAATCCGCCTTCAGCCTCATTTGTGCTTGTAAGCATATTTGTAAGTTCGCCAACTACAAGAGAAAAAGCTGGCACCAATGCACCAGTTATGTTGTTTCCAACTGCTTTTATTTGTAATTTTAAAACTGAAAATTGATCGTTAAATTTAGCTACATTTTTAATAACTTTATCTGGCAAGATTATTCCAAGTTCTTTTGATCTTTCTATAAACTGTTCTAATCCTTTGGCACCATCCCTAAAAACCTCACTCATTTGCATCCCAGCCCTACCAAATAAATTAGCAAGCACTCTTGATCTCTCAGCTTCAGAACCTAAATTTTTAAGCCCTTCTGCAACCTCAAATAATATTTGTGTTGGATCTCGCATTTCGCCAAGGGAATTTTTTAGATCTATACCAAGATCTTTAAAAATATCTGCTTGGGTTTTTAAACCACTGGCGGCATCACCAATAGATCTACTAAATTTTTCTAAACCTTTTTGGGCTTGTTCAACGGAAGATCCAGATTCAATTGCAGCCAATTGAAAGGCTTGTAATGTATCTGTAGCAATACCAGTTCTTCTTGATGTTTTATCAAGCGTATCAATATATTCAAAAGATTTACCAACCAAAACAGCAAGTGCTGTAGCTGTTGCAGCTGCAGCTAATCCTACGCCAGCAACACCCTTGGCTGCTGTGCCAGCGGCACCACCAACTGTTTTTAAGCCAGAGGTGACCTTACTAAAAGCAGCGTGTGTTTTATTGACAGCTGTTAACTCAATTTTGACCTTTTTATTTGCCATGCTTCCTTCTATCTTCCAAGATTTCTAAATAAGCAATCCAGCCCTGGTATTCCTGGACACTAATTTGCTGTAGTTCTTCTAGGGTTTTACCTAGTCTATCTGCAAGGCTGTATTGCAGAAATAAATTAGCATCCTCTGTTAGTCCTTTTTTGTTTCCTCAATAGGCTCTTGCCCCATAATCTCCTGGGCCACTCTAACTAACACCTCACGATCAACTTTATTTAAAAGTTTATTTTTATCGCCAATATCAAATAACTTTTCCCCTTCGCTATCCAATGCCTTATAAATTAATACATAAGCCATCATCGTTAGATCATCTTCCTTGCTCATTTTGTAGAGTTTAGAAGTTTCACTAAGCGTTAATGGCTTGCTGTATATTTTTAAAGATTCATCGTCTTGGCCCCATTCTGGAACCAGCGTCACTCTCACATCTTGATTTTCAAAATGTTTAACTGCGTTATCTATTACTGACATTTTTATACTGTTGCTGTTGTAATACCGCCAGTTCCTTGAACAGAAATAGATGCTTCCACCATTCCATCAAATGAACCAGTAATAGTTTTCCCAGTGACAATAACTGTGCCAGACATATATGTATCTCCGCTATCAGCACCCTCTGGGTACCAAACTAAAGTCACAGATGAACCAACTGATAAAGCCACCTGTGCTGCATCTGATTCATCCCAAAAACACTCAACACTACCAGAATAAGAAAGTAATGAAGGTTCAAAGGATCGATATGAATCCCCCATTGAAGTAGATTCAATCGTGTCTGAACTTTCCTCTAATGAATAGGATTTTACCTCTGCAATAGAATTACTTCCAACTTTAATTAGGCCACCTTGGCCTCTATGTACTGCCATTTTCTTTTACCTCGCCTTTCGGCTGTTTTTTAGAAGAAGATTTAATTTCCTGGGCTGCTTCTTCCTTCCAACCCTTTTTTTTAAGATACTCAACCTTTGTAGGATGTGCATCTATAAAACTTGATCCATCTGGTGAAATCATTTTCATAATTTACTCCTGGTTAAACTGCCACATCTGGATTTTGCTCCTGGACATAGTAGCTAGTTAAAAAAGTAAGGGTACAAAACGCCAATGGTTTTTCTCCTTCCGCATTAAATTCAATTTCAGTAGATTCTATGTAGCAGTCTTTGGCCTTCCCAGATAATGTGGGATCCGCTGCAATTGCTTGCTCTACTTCTTTGCAAACAGTGTCCAGAGTATCTTCAAAATTAGTTGTACTCTTAACATAGGCCTCGACAACCAGGCTTAATATTCTTTCACTTGTTCTGTTTGGGCCAATCTCTATTGGCTCGCTATCTTCGGATTTTGTATAAACCAAAATCGCTGGCAAGTTGCCATCTTCTAAAGGGTAAACCCTGGAATCAAATACATTAGATCCAGTGGTAGTTAAACCAGTTAATTGTGAAACTACCTGGTTGCGGATTTGTTGTCTTACATGATCCGCCATTATTGCTCCTCTAAAACTAGGGCCGTAAAACCCTTGTAATCTTTTTGCACATTAACAATCTTGTAGTTAGTTGCGGCCTTTAAAATATTGCCGTTTACATCTTTGTATGCACTAACCGCCAAAGTGTCGTTATGTGAAACACTTGGAATATCTACAGATCTGCAATAAGCAATAGGTTGTACTGCTTCAACTCCAGATCCTTCATCTAATTCCACATATTCTTCATTCAAAATAAGATTGAGTGAAGTGTTAACACCATTCCTGGTGTAAGTTGCTGCTAAACCATGGCCATAGCTAGGATCTAAATATGCGGCCATGTCAGACTCTGTTTCATATTTAATTTGGCTCATTATGCGGCCTCTAAAACTAGCGTTAACATTCCAACATTATCTGGTTGCACTTCAACCACTAAATATGTGGTTGCTGGCTTAATAACATTGCCTTGATCTGTAGTAATAGCATCAACAATTAATTTATCCTGATGAGAAATATAAGGAGCATCGCTGGCCTTCATTGTGGCCCTGGGTTGATAGCCCTCAGCTGCAATGCTGTTGCCTTCAATGGCAAAATAATCTTCATCCATAATAAGACTAATATTTTGTGAAGCCCCACTATCAATATCGAACCAGGTATCAATTAACCCTGGCCTGGAATCCCACAAGGTATCTTGCACCTCAAAAAAAGTACCAGTGATTCCAAAACCTACGCTTGAATCTACATAGGAACTGAAATCAGCAGCACTTTCTAGGGCCATTATTTGGCCTTAGATCTTTTCTTTGGTTTTGGAGTTTCAGAAACATCTAAGCCTACGCTTCTATTGCTTTCTTTTTTCTCTTTAGCAACATGAGCACTTGCTTTGTTGCAACCAATTAAAATGTGGGCCTCAGATTGAGAAACCTCAATCACATCGCCAGCGTGAACTCTTTTACTGTTAGCAACTGTGTCTGCCAAAATTAAAACTTTCATATTTTTTCCCTGTTTAAAGCTGGCGGACACTAGGCCCGCCATCTTATTAGTGGTTAACACTAGTTATTAAGAACCAACTACAAATGAGACTGGATTTCTTACAGCTGCATCAACAGATTGAAGTGCAACTACTCGAACAGTTCCAGAACTTGAAGATGTATAAGGATCCACAATTAGGTCAAGCCCAGCAAAAAAGCCGATTAGCAAGTCGCTAAAGTTTCCAAATACATAGTTGTTAGCAGTTAACTGATTTGAAGAAACAATTGGATAACCATTCATGCCATTGCCATCTGCAATAAAGATACCGCTTCCAGTGTCTTTAGATGTAGATTTTAATGTTCCATAGTTAGTAGGATTAACAATGTATGAAAGCCTACCCAATAGAGCATTGTCTGCACTAATTGCTGATTCCAAGCTAACCATTTCAGCCCATGTTGGAGCCGCAGCAGAAGTTAATGAAACAGTATTAATGCCAGTGGTATTTGTAATACCTGTTGGCTTGCCATTGTTTCCATCACCTTCTAAACAAGCGTCATCAATTGCAACCGCCATTGAGGCCGCAAGATCTTGTCTGATTAGATTTTCAACATCCAAAGAACTTTGAATAATTAGTTGGCGAGTCACATCCGTAAATGCTCCCAAAGTTTTTGGGGAGAGACCAATGTTGCCAATTGTCATTTCTGACTCACCAGCTGCTCCGCCTTCTGAGCTAATGAATGATGCTGTGCTTGCGGCTGTCTTTTTTGGAATCTTAACATCGCCAGATAGGCCATTAAGATTTGTAGCTAAAGGCATAACTGCTGAGTTATTTCTAAGAACATCGATAAAATCTTGTCCTCTGTAATCCTCACCAATTAAATCGCCATCACTACCAGCAGACATATCACGCTGATTCCAATTAGCCATGACTTCAGCTGGAAGCATAACTCCCTGTGCTGTTCTGCCATATGCTTCTTGAGCAGCTTCTGAACACTCCATTTCAAATCGTGCAGCTTCTTGAGCCTTACGATCTGTTGGATTTGCCATTGCATTAATAGCTCGCATAACACTGAATCTTTGTGTTTCAGTTTTGCTTAAACCAATTTCATTTGGAGTTTCTAAAGGTACATCATTAGAAATAGTTTCTAGTAATTGTCCTCTGAACTCATCAACTGATAATTGATCTTGAATAGCTTGATTACCTAAATCTCTTTTGTTGTGCTTTGCAGCAAGATCTAAAATCTCTTTTGAGTTTTTAGCAAATTCTTTTCTTGCTTCGTCTGCACTTTGAGATCTAACTTCATCAAGATTAATTTCTTGTTTTTCGTTTTCCATTATTTTCACCTTTGTGTTTGGAATATTGTTAGATTTAGAACGGCCCACGCCAACTTTTGATGTATCCGTGTCAGCAGGAATGCTTACAAGACTAGCCTCGTACGGAACCCAGCTTGCACGATAATGTTCACCTATTTTGTCGTTGTATGACTGTTCCAGTTTATTAATTCTGTAGCCAACGGAAATATTTTGTTTAATTCCATCTACTACATCTTGAAAGACTTCTTGAGCAAGTGCAGATCTACCAAATCTAACTACCGCAACTGTCCTTTTTGCGGCCTCATCAAGTCTAAATTCTTCAATAACACCAATCTGCTCATCCATATTATGGTTGTTCAGAAGTGGTGCTGTGCCAGATTTTATAAATGACATATCTATATCCTCTGCCCTGTGGGATAGAACCTCTAACCCAAATGACCTTTCAACTTCGCTTTCGGATGACACTCCTATACGAACTCGTCTAGTATCTTCGTCAATGTAAGATGCCCTGGATAAGTTGACTGTTCGATATGACATTTCATCGTCAAACAATCTATCCGTTGCATCTAATTCAACATCCTCAATGACTTCAGTAGAATCAATTAAATCTTCTACCTCTGTTTCGCTGAGGATGGGATTTTCACTTTTAAATTCCATGCTTACCTCGCTAGGATGTTCTTCATTTGGCGTAATTGCCGCTTGAAACTTGTTATTCATTATCTGGATCTCCTTCTATTTCTGCTGGAACTGGGGCCTTATTACCAAATGGCTGAAATGCCGTGGAGATCCCATATTGATCCGCCAGTTCCTTTTCTTTTTGATGTTGTTCAAATGTTTCTTCTACATCTTTGCCGTAGCTAGAAACAATATCTGAGTAAGTTGTTATTCCATTTTGTAGGCCAACAACATTGGCTTGCATTTCTTTTAATGGATCTATCCAGGAGAATGATCTTGGAATGTAATTAATAGAATTAGCAAACTTATCAAATTTACCGATTGGCAAATTAATAGCCTTGGTTGTTATGGCCATTTCTAACCAGCGTTTAAATACAACATCAATAAAATGTTGAATGATAAATTCTTGCCAGATCTGGAAGTTAGATCTATCTTCTAAAGCACCCTGGCGGATAGAAGAATAGTTAACTGAAGTTAAGTCATTGCTTAAAGCGTGATATGAAATATTAAGGCCAGATGCAATGGATCTTAAAACTGTGGTTGTAAAAGATTCAAATGCACTTGTTGGATGTGTTGGATCATAAGGTGTAAATTGCATACCATCTGGTAATTGCTGAAATGTACCAGGTTCTACATTCATAACTGGATTAAAAGTATCTTCAACACCATCGCCAACATATGAATTGCCATCTGGCGAACTAAAGAAACCAGATTTGCTGGCTCCCAGCCTTGCACTTACGATCTCGGCCTCAAGATAGCCATTTAATTGAGCTACATTAGCCATAGCTGTTGCTATGTGGCTTACACCTCTTGTTTGCTCGGCCCTATTAGGCATATAGCAATGGGTTATTTCTTCAGCTGGAACTCTTATGTGCTTTTTGTTGTATTTAGCAGAGTAGGTTGTGTCATATGGATGCTCTTTAAACAAATGATAGGCAATTGGTCGATAGTAAGAATCAACCTCAACACCCATGCAGATCTTATTACCATTTTTTGCTGTAGTGTTTAGATCTTCATCCAGGTAATCAGCTTCTAAAAACTGAATGTGATAACCAAATGGATTTTTATTAGTTTTTATATGTCTAATTAAAACCTCACCATCTCTGGCCAAAGATTCTACAAAGAGTTTTTGACAATCAAGGAATGACATCTTGCCATTTGCAGTTGGCACTCCGTACTTAGTCCATTGCTTCCAGGCATCTTCTATTTGTCTATTGGCCAGCAGATCTAAAGATCCATTATCATTTCTGGCCTTAGATGAGATTCTAACCCCATGCTTACCAACCACATTTGAAATCATTAAGTTTAAATAACGATTTATATAAGAGTCATTTCTTGCTAATTGCCTGGCTCTATCTCTTAAAGTTCTAAGACTGTCTTTTATTTCAGCATTAGCTGATTTGCTAGATGTTAAAAAGTCAGCAAACAACCTTCCAGTTGATGCTCCTTGATAACTTCTTTTAAAAGTTTTCTTTTGTGGTTTAGGAGTACGATTAAATATGTTGTTATACCAGGCCATTATGTTAAGTCTGTTGGATTAAATGTGGATGTAGGCCCAAATCGAACCTTAATAGTGTTGCCAGTGCCTTTGTTGTTCTTGGCCCTGGCTTGTTTTAATTCTTGTAAGTATTCAGTTTTAAAACGATCTCTAAAACTCATTAGTTCGTCTATAGACATCCTGGAGAGAGATCTACCAGCAATACTCATTGATGATTGATCCATAGTGGCTCTGTTTAAGGCCACAGCTTCAATCGCATCAAGCATTTGCTTGGCAAAAGATCTTACTGAAGATGTTGTGGTAGCGTAATCATCTTGAAGTGTCATAAACCCTTCAGCAACTTTAACTCTACCGCCAGAATTGCGATGGATATTAGCTATCCAGTTGTATTCCCCAGCCGTGTAATTAGTAGTTGTTGAATGCGGCACCTCAACTTTGTAATTAGATCCATCATTGGTGGCCACAATTTGAAAATGTGTATTTGTGGATCCATCAATTAGATTAAATTCATATTTGAGAGTAAAAGATGAGTTGTCATAGTCTGTTCCAAGACTATCATTTTTCCAATTCCAGTTATCACCCTTCTTTAATTCTTCAGGTACATAATTTGGATAGTTAGTTGAATCGAATAAATTGGCCAATTAATCCTCTGTATTTAAAATGTAAACTTACACAAAAACACTAAGGTCGTTTTAAATCTTGTCAAATATATAAATATTACTTCCACCTGGTAGCAAAATTCTTATTTGGTCTTATATTTTGGTTGTTCCTGGATCCTGGGCCTTTATTTGGATCTTCCCTGGATCCACTTACTAATCTTTCCTCAATAAGATCAAAATTTGGATTTAACAGATAAATTGCAGCAAAGTTGTAAACCATTAAATCTAAAATTTCATTTCTTGGTCTAATTTGTTTCCAGGCCAAAGATTTACGGCCACGGATCCATTTAGTAATTCTTTTCTCAGCTGTAAGCTGTTTAAAAAACTCCTCATCAACATCGGCTGGAAAATGCAGCGTTGTTTCATCATCTTCAGCATTAAGCCTGGCAAATATGTTCTCTTTAGCCGTATCTGTTCCAACTGTGTATAAAGCAACCTGTGTTTTACCCACATAACTTGGCTTGCTTACAATTGGCTTACCTGGAACATTGGCACCTTTGATTGCAAATATTCTTCTGCCCTGGCGTGGTTTTGTAAATGAATAAACCTGGTTAGTATGATGTCCACCAGAATCAATACAAGTGGCTGAGATTGCTATAGATCTTCCAGATTCTGTTTTAAATCTAGTTTTTAGATATAGATCTAATTCATTCCAAACATTAACTGCATTTGGATCTCCCCAGAATACTTTATGTTCAACCACCCATGCCTGGTAGTTGTGGCTCCAACCCACGGCCATAGCTTCCAAGCGGTCTTTCTGGCAATCTACTGAGCAAGTTATTACCAATATTTCTTCTGGCAGCGTTAGAGGATCATAATTTAATCTTCTGGCCAACAAGCCTTCATGTTCTACACCATCGCCTGGAGTCTCCCAACTTTCCCCCAAACTTGTATTTACAAATGTCTTTAACATTTCTGGCATTTTCTTGGCCTCTAAGAAGTTCTGGGCCATTGAGGCCCAAGTTGACCAGGGAGAATACAACTCTGATATGTGGAAGCCAGCTGTATCTACCGAGGAAGCTGTTGCTTGCCACTCGCCATGTTTTAACATCCAGGGCTTTTTAGATTCGTCAATTACAGATCCACATTCCTGGCATACATAATGAGCAGTTTCTGGTTTATCTTCATCCCAAACAACATTCTTCCACATCAATCTTTGCTTGGTTTCACATTCTGGACATGGAACCATAAAGTATCTTTTATCAGACTCCTCAAATGCGGCCTCAATTTTAGAGATCCCTTTAACTGTTGGAGTGCTGCACATATAAATCTTACGATTCCAGAAGGTTTTGGTTCTTGCTATGGCCAGATCAGCTGGCGATCCTTCGCTG